GCCACCCTTGCATCCTCTTCGCCATCCATGAGCCAGTTACGGCCAGCAAACTCAGAGCCAAAGTCAGCAGACTTTCGTGTCGCCATTTCAATCATATCCATAATAGACTTACATGCTTCGTGGTCCTGCAATGACATTACTCACCTCCCATTATAATTGACACAAGCCCCTTGCGGTCATCTTCACTGTATGTCTCATAGGAGTTGTAGCGGTAATGGTCTTCGAGCATAAGCTGCTCCCTGGTCTTATCTCTTTGCACCAGCTCGCCAAGGGTCGGCCTACCGACTGCGGCATACTCTAGGCTAAAGCTTCGTTGTGCTAAAAAGTATGCAGCGATTATGCAGGCAAGCGCTACTAGCAACATGCCCTTAAACCACCAAAGGTCATCATCCTTGTTTCCTGATTCAAATTTTCTTTCGCCAATATCTCTCATAATAGTTCACCCTTTGTTTTCATATTTAGAATCTCCCCAGGCTTTCCTGGACTCTAGCTCATCGTTTTTTTTGTATGATTCCCTTGGAAGGGGATTCAGGCATTTCTCGCATAGCCAGTATGGTCTACCGTCTGCCATGGTAAGCTTAAGTGTTACCTCTGTTCGGATGCACCCCTGGCAATAGCTTGTCTTAATCTTAGTCATATTGTCCCCCGACAAATTCACCTTATCCTTTTATCGAATCAAGAGCGGCGGCCACAGGAAGGAGGGTGAACAAAAACCCATGGCCGCCGCAGCATGGTAAGCTAAACCATGCTATTCAAAATCATATCTAACAATCTTCTCGTACTTACCGTCCTTGCGAGTGTAAATCTTCGCAGGCTCAATTAAATCAGTAGATAGCTTTATTGCTTCCTCGACAGTGGGAGGAACACCAAACACGCTATCAATATACTTATCTCTCCTAAGCCACCAGTTTTCAGCCTTGTGTCTAGAGAATCCCCGATGCTCAATACATATCCATTCACTGCAAGCTTTCAATGGGCCGTCATAGTAATCTACGCGCATAGATACTTTTCCGCTCCCTCGGCTCTCATGCTTCACATACTTAACCCGGCTAACCTCGTACTCTGTCAGCTCCTTCTGGGATGAAAGAATGGATAACTGGCTCGCTCTTTTGCCAAGCTCCTTCTCCTCCATCTCGAACTCGTGCCCGCACTCCTCACATGCTTTAGCTGCCAAGTGGCACTCTGCCAAACACATAGGGCAGAACTTCACAGGAGCTTCGCCTTTACCTTTGCCTTCTGGCGGGGGCATCGTCACATTGTCTACCGGTCCATGCCGAGAAATGTTGCCGCCGTAGTCCAGGACCAAGCAATTGTCTTTTCCCTTGGCTGGCCTCATGCCTCTGCCTACCATTTGCACATACAGCCCTGGTGACACGGTGGGCCTAAGCAGCGCAATCAAGTCAGTCTCAGGAGCATCGAACCCCGTGGTCAATACATTGCAATTGGTGAGAGCTTTAATCTCACCGGCCTTGTAAGCTTCGAGGATTCTCTTACGCTCGTCTTTGGGCGTCTCCCCTGTGATACAGTCAGCAACAACCCCGCGCTCAATAAGGGCGTCCTTAACGTGCTCTGCATGACTCACAGATACACAGAAGATAAGCCATGACTTTCGACTCTGCCCGTGCTTGAGTAGGTCTGTGACCGCCGCCTCGGTAACGTGGTCCTGGTCAGCTGCTACCCCTAGCTGTTTCAGGTTGTATTCCCCGGCGGTCACTTTTACTTCTGATGTATCAATGGTTGCCCCTGCCTGAGCAGACACCACAGTGGCCAACACCCCTTCGTCTATCAATCTTTGAATCGGTAGGTCATAAACCACCGAGTCAAACATCTTACCGTCTCCCCCAGTAAGAACTCCCCCACGAAGACGAAAAGGTGTGGCCGTCATGCCGATGACTCTCAGTTTTGGATTGTCCTCAATAAGCCTATTAAGCAACTTGAGGTACATGCCATCGCCCTTCTTAGGCACCAAGTGACACTCATCAATCATGACTAGGTGTGGAGCTTTAAACTCCTTATTGTAAATCGATTGTATGCCAGCAAATGTTAGCGGCTTATCTAGCTCTCTTTTGCCCAGGCCAGCTGAATAAATACCTATGTCAGCCCCTGGCATATAGAGACGAGCCTTCTCGACGTTCTGCTCAATAAGCTCTTTGACGTGAGTCAGGCAAAGTATTCTAGTGTTAGGATACCGCTCTAATGTTTGCTGTATAAAGCCTGCTTGGCAATGGCTCTTGCCACTGCCGGTAGGTAACACGAGTAGCGGGTTGCCCTTCTTCCCGTGAAGGTAACCACCCAGGGCATTTACTGCTTCCTGCTGGTACTCTCTTAAATTGACTTCCATCTTTCACACCCTTTTTTTTGTTTTCCATCCGGGAGCTTAACCCCGTCTAGACTGCAGAACCATTCGCCATCATCATGAACTTCCACCTTGTCGCATGTCCTACAGTTCATGCTTAGAGGCACACCGAAATGACACTGGCCCTTAAAGCTGCAAAATTTGCACTTGTACCAGTCTGGCCTGTGGCTTATCTTTTCGGGTTCAACCTCGGAGGCAACAATGTCTTTTGCCTTCTCAAGATATTCATCCGCAAGCTTTGCATTGTAGTCCACCCGCTCAGTGTATAACTCATCATTATTTTTATTCACGGCCACATAAAGCGCCTTGGTCAAATTCAGACCCTTCATATAAAGCATCATCTGAACCAGATGCTGGGGCTTTGATTCTGCCACCCCGTTCGCTGCCAGATGCTTAAACGACTTATCGTTATGAGTCTTAAACTCTAAAAGGTATGGGGTGTTAGGGTCGCCGGGTAACCCCCGGCAAACCCCGTCAGCAGAACCTTTTATGTGCCCGCTTTCAAACTTAACCCTAAACTGCTCACCTGTCCGCGGGTCCTCCTCCCACACCTCACACCCTATGCTCTTGAGCGCATCAACAAGTACAGCCTCTTCTCGCTGGCCTCTATCAAACAGCCTAAGCATTCTGCCTGACCACATGACTTGGCCAGCCCACCTAAAGCTGTACCAAATCTCTCTTGAGCATTCACGACCTATGGCGGAGCATCCAAGATGCGGGCGACGTGAATCGCCCTGCACCTTTTCGCCCTGCTCATATATTAACCGGACAATGTCCCCATTCGGGTCATATTGAAAGCTGACCACAAATTACTCCCACGGTGCCTTCTCTTTGCCAGCTTCTTGAGCCTTGGGCTCACCTTCAAGCTTGCCTTCAAATCCAGCAGGAGCTTCGCATGGTTTCATTTTGCCAATCTGGTTCTTGGCATCATATCCACCCTGAGCTTCCTGGATACCGACGGTAAGCATAAACGGTTTACCGTGTAGCTCATCTGTATTCTTAAACCGTGTCACGCCTACAGCCATGCACAAACGCTTAAGTTGCTTTTGACCAATGGCCCCAACCTTGGGGTTGGTATGTTCAAGGTTTAGCCCGTCATAGATTCGAGCGCCTTGATGCTTGCCCTCGGTAACTTCAAGTACCAATGGCATGCGCACACCCCAGTCACGGTCCTGAATGTCGGACTCAATAACCACTGCCTTTACCTCAGTGCCCTTTGGGATAAGGGCAACCTCATCACTTACTTCGTTACTATCAAAACTGTATCCAGCCATTTCACTCTCCTAATCCTAAAACCTTAGCGCGGATTGCTGCTAGGTTTGGTTGTTCAAATTGCGACAACTTGCCACTTCTATCTTTTGCATAATACTTTGCATCGCTGCTTGTTTGCAGCATGCGCTTGAGCACACCTTCGGCATCCTTCTCAACTCGCATCGCTGCCACGATATCGAACAGGTAAGGAATCTGCTGGCCCAGCTTAGAACCGGGCAGGCTTGGGTAGCACAGGATGCCGCCACTGAACTCATCTTTCTGGCGCTCCATCTTACATGTCATATAGATGTTGCGCGGTAGGTCTCTAAACTTTCTGACAAGGGCCTGGGTTCTAGCAGACACTTCCATGTATGCCTTGCGGCCATCTTTGTTTCTTGCAAGCTCAGATACCAGCAACGTCTCAGCAACCTCAGATAATGAGTCGATGCAAATCCACTTATACTTCTGGCTCTCTTCTGAGTTAGCGAGGTAATCATATACCTTATCCACATCATCAAAGCTCTCAATAGTGACAGCATCAACTGACACATCCGACAATGATAAGAGTCCAGACTCTGCACTGATAATCAGAGCAGGCTCATCGCATGTACGGATTGCATATGTCTTACCTGCACCGGCTAGGCCGTAGCCTAGGAACTTGATGCCAGCATTTGCGTTTGCATTTTTTGTGTTTGTAAATTTCATTTTTCACCTTCCTTTGCTTAATCGCTCACGAATACTGTAGGGCATAGGGTCCCTCTCTGTTCCCATGCAATAGATGTAACCCTCTGGCTTCATCAATTCTATGGGTCGACCAAAATTTTTCCCTTGCCGTTCATAGAACACGACCATTTTGCAACGCTCCCAATCAAGGGCCTCGCGGGCTATTGCCCAAAGCTCCCCCATGCTGCTTGATTCATGATGTCTTGCCCCGCCGCTCGGTGTCAGCGGGTGGACCTCATCCTTGTGGCCAACAAGAACAATCTTGTACTTGTTTTTTTTGTGGTCCCGGTTCATTGCGGCCTCGCCTCCAATAGTTCGTCTTCAAGTCTAGCAAGCATGGATGCAATCGATGCTGCGTCATCCTCAAGCTGCTCTGCCTTTTCTCTAAGTTTTTGAATCATGGCTTCGAGTGCCATGTGCTCTTCACGGGTCATTAGTATTTCCCCGTTCCGTCATAGAACTGAGGACAGTCATCGTCAGGCTCATCTGGCTCATCGAAATCCTCAGCGGCCTTCTGTTTCATGTCCGCAACGAAGTCGCTAAGGTCGCCGTCTTTGATGTACTGCTCGACCGCTTCAACAACAGACAGCCCGATGTCTTTAGCAAAACCCTCTTTGTTGTCTTTGCCGTTTTTGATTGCCTCGCCGACTGCTCTCAGCACTGTATCGATGGCCTCGATAACGTTGTCATCCTCAACCAAGTAATCCAGATCGTCGAGTCGCCAATCAACCCATTCGCCATCTGTTGGCTCTGGCTCATCGTAATCTGGCGGTGAGAGAGGTGGTTCTTTTGTCATTACACCACCTCTTCAATCTTAACCGCACCCTTGGCAGGCTTGGTTGTGATAGCGGACAAGGCCAGCTGGAAAAGCCCAGGGCTGTCTACAGCAAGCTTCTTAAGTGCTCGTGTGTCTACATCTACCTTGGTACGGACAGGAGCATCATCACCGAACTGACCAGCGATAGAGCGCCATGCCTTCTCATCTAGCTTGCGTGTAAGCTTGCCGGTTGTAGTAACCTTGAAGAAGTTACCATTGGTTGTAGTGCTGCCTTCCTCTTTGATTCCGGCTGCCTCAATGATTTGGTTTTCAATCTGCACTCGCTTCTCGCGAGCAGATGCTTCTAGCTCTTTGGCTTTCTTAAGCTCGAACGCTAGCAAATCAATCGGCTGTGGTTTCTTGTTGTCTAATTTCATAATCACCTCTCCTAAAAAAAAATAGCTTATTCCCTGTTATACATTTTGTTGTTTTGTCTGTCAACAATTATTTTATTTATATTTGTTTTTTAAGTTGCACATTCGTACATTTAAGAATAATAATGAGGAGGACCATTAAACAACAAGGAGATAGGTCATGTCAAAAGTAATCGGGTTAAGATTGAATGAAAATGTTTTAGAGCTTGCAGAATCACTAAGAGCAACAGTAGGTAAGGATATTGAGAAGTACCCAGCGGGTACACCCTCGCGGTCTCAGGTTATGCGGGAAGCTTTAATTCGGGGATTAAAGTCTATTCAGTCTGAGCAATAAGACTATCAATAAAATTTAAATTCAATTCAATAATCGGAGGGTGAAGAATGTCTGAACTGGGGGAAGCTGCTCGTTCAATGTGGGATAATGGATTGCGGATAATACCGCTACAACCAAGGGGGAAGAAGCCTCTAATATCTTGGAAGGAGTTTCAAGAGAGGGAGCCGACAGAGGAAGAGGTGGACGGCTGGTGGGAGCGGTGGCCAGATGCAAACATTGGTGTCTTAACAGGCATCAACTGTATTGTGGTGGATGCTGATACCAACGATACAATTCGTTGGATAGGTGACAACCTACCGCCCACACCATGGAAGGTTAAGACTGCCCGTGGCGCTCATTTCTATTATGGGATTAATGGTGTGGTGCCTAACTCTGTGAATGAGAAGGGCAAGGTAGATATAAGAGGACGCGGTGGTTATGTAGTAGCGCCGCCAAGCGTGCATCCGAGTGGCAAGCTATACGAGTGGAAGATTGATAGCGGCTGTATGATTACTATGGCAGATGAGCTTCCGCCGTTGCCCCAAGAAAACCTTAGCACCATCTATTCTTATAATGGGACTGACTCTTCCGGTGAGTACATCTTTGATGTTAGCCAAGTAAAAGAGCCACATGATGGAACACCTGTAGATGAGGGCGGGCGCAACAATGCACTGGCCTCGATGGTTGGGCAGTACGTTGCCAAGGGTGATGATGTTTTATCTGTGGTCAAGCAGGCCAATGAGTGGAACAATCAAAATGATAATCCGCTTATGCAGACAGAGGTTGATGCAACGGTTGCAAGTATTCTTAAATCTCATATTGAGAATAACCCAAGTGAAGCTATCCCGGTTGCCATCGAAGAGGTGGCTATCCCTGAGTTTGACGTGCCGGACACAGAGCTAGATGAGCGGGTATTCCCTAGTAAGTTTTTAAATG